ATCCAGCGGCGCTATTTTGAAATCGCCCGCCGCCGCAAAGGCGCCGCCGATTTGCCGTATATTCTGGTTAATGCAACAGAAACCCGGGTTAATGCTGCAAAAACCCCGGTTAATGCAGCATTAACGCCACAAATAAAAGAAAAGGAAATAAAAGAAAAGGAAACAAAAACAAAGAAAACCGAAGCGGGCGATTCCGCGCACACGTGCGCGAAGGCCCCCGCCCCCGGGGACTTTGAAAATTTTTCTTTTTCGCCGCCTTTGGCGGGCGAGCTCGTCGAGGCCGTGCGCGACCCCGATGTGCAGCGCTACGGCCCCACGCTGGCCGACGCCCGCGCTTTTTTCGACCATTACAGCGCCCGCGGCTGGATGATGGGCGGCGCTCCCATGCGCGACTGGCGGGCTGCCTTCCGCTCGTGGCTCGCCAAAAAGAGCCGCTTCGGCGAGTCGGCGGCGCCTTCCGCTCCTGCGCAGCCCCGCGAAGAAAAGCCGCGTCAGCCCGAGGAGCCCTACACCCCGCCGCCACCCGAGTTTTTCGAGCGGCTCGAGCGTGAGGCACCCTGGAACAAGCCCCAGCGATGACCCCGCCGGGCGATTTCAATGTTAAACATTGTGAAAAAATCGCCGTCCCGGTAAATCAAGGGAAACCAAGCGAAACAAGGTCGAACAAAGGAAACAAAAGGAAGATAAACCGCTGAATAACAGATTTTTATTTCCGTAAAAACAGTATTAACTTTGCATCGCGGAATCGAAACGGCAACCGCCGTAACACAATTCCTAATTACTGATTTCTAATTACTAATTATAAAGATCATGAGCAGTATTTCAATTGGAATGGCGCTGAGGGATGCGCTGATGACAGATGAGCGGGTGGCGTCGCTGGCGACGGCCTGTTTCCCTGTGGTGGCGGATGATGCCACGTTGCCCTATATCACATATTATTGCGGCGAGATGGTTGAGGCGGCCACTAAAGACTGCCGCGGCTATGACCGGCTGCGCATGTTCGTCGAGTGCTATTCGGCGGATTATGACAGCGGTGTTGAGCTTGCCGAGGCTGTGCGGGAGGCGCTGCGGAATCCGGGCCGGGGAATGAGGGGGTGTTTCCTGGCCGACCGCAAGGAGCTGCGGGCATCCGACGCATTTTGCCAGCAGATGGTTTTTGAAATTAGGAATTAGGAGTTCTTTGAATTAGGAATTAGGAGTTAGGAATTAGGAGTTAGGAATTAGGAGTTAGGAATTAGGAATTTTTTCTTTTTGCCTTTTCACTTTCCCCTTTCTACTTTTACTTTTTTAGTCTTTTAACTTTTTAAAATTTAGTTTTATGGCAGATCAAACAAATTACAGCGTGCTTGACGGCACGGATCTTATCCTGAGCGTCGATGGGGCGGCCCTGGGCTTCTCGACCGGCTGCAAGGTCTCGACCAGTGTGGAGACCGGCGAACGTACCACCAAGGAAGCATCAGGCAAATGGAAGGAGAAGTTCGTGAAGACCTTCTCTGAGGAAATCAGCGCGGATGTCCTTGTGCTGACCAACTCGGACGATAATGTCCCGAGCTATGACGAACTGAAGGCCATGATGCTGGCCGGCAAGCCGGTCAAGGCCCACTATTCGCTGCGCGACGGTGCCAAGCGCACCGGCAAGACCCCCGGCGGCTATGAAGGCCAGTTCATCATCACGTCGCTTGAGCTTGACGGTCAGGCGGGCGATGACGCCAAGTGCAGCGTCAAGCTTGAGAACTCAGGCCCGGTGAAACTGGTCGCACAAGGCAAAGGCCTCAATGACGGTACATCCGTCAACTCCGGTTCCTGATAATTCAGGCAGAGGGATGGGCGGGCGGCGTTTCTTAACATTTTAATTATTAATTATTTCCTGAATTATTTCTTGATTATGAAAAAGAATGAATCTGCGGGAGCAGTCATGCTCCCGGTTTGTGGCAAGGAATATCCCTGCCGTGTGACAATGGGCGCGATGGTGCTGTTCAAACGCGCCACTGGCAAAAGTCCCTCGCGTTTTTCAGAAGACGACGTGGAGGAGATGGCGCAGTTCGTTTACTGCTGCGTCAAGGCGGCCTGCAAGGCCGACGGCGTCGAACTCGGGATGGACTTCGAGGAATTTGCGTGCGGCCTTGAGCCGGAGGCGATGACCCGATTCTATGAGGGCCTCGGTGGTGCCGCGGGAAAAAAAGCGATGGCGGCGACGGCCCGGAAATAGAGGCACTGATGGGCCTCGCCGTCGGGGCGATGGGCATGCGCATTGATGATTTCCTGGGCATGACGCCCGGGGAGTTCAGCGCGGTTCATGAGGCCTGGGAGGGCTGCCGCCGCCAGGACTGGGAGCGGGCACGGCTTGTCGGATGGTGCGCTGTCGCGCCTCATGTATCGCGGCGTATGGGCCCGGAGGAGTTTCTGCCGTTTCCATGGGAAAAAGATGCGGAATCCTCCGGCCAACCCCCGGCCGAGGTCACCGCTGACGAGCGCAAGAGCCGGTTTGAGGACGCCAAGAAACGCTATGGGCTGAGTTAGCAATCCCGCCTGTCAGTCAAATATGATTACGAATATCGCAAGGATAAGGAAAAGGAAGTTCCTGAATCTCCTTCTCTTGTTTCTCAATTGCTGACTCTTGTTTCTCAATTGCTGACTTTATTGGATTCATGATATAAAACTAATCATAAAATTAATGATAAATGGAAAAGGTCATGGATTAATGAACGGAATCAGAGGAATCAGAGGAATCCGAAGCATCGTATGTGCAGCAGGTGGAATTGTTTGACCCATTGGCGAGGTTGATAACGGCGTTGGAAGTAGCGGTCGCATTTATAAGCGCCATTCCTATAACAAACAGGATGAAAGCCAGTGGGCCGAGAGTTGAAAAGGCGTTTTCTATTTTCAACAGATACCTTATTCCCCCGAGAATAAATGACAATAACGCTAAGTAAAGCAGGAAAGAACCAACTATCAGAAAAACCTTATCGCATAGGGAAATTTCTGGCGTATCCTCAACTTCCTCGGAACTGGTATAATCTTCGACGGGAGGATGGTAGGTGGAGACGACTTGCGGAGTGTCTTCCTCGACGGGCGGATGATAGGTGGAGACGACCTGCGGAGTGTCTTCCTCAACGGGAGGATGATAAGTGGAGATTGGTGCGGAACTGGCAGAGTCCGCTGTATTATGTCCGTCCTTTTTTCGGATGACGCGCAAGGTGGATTTTGGCTTTGAAGCAGTCATGGTAATAACGACAAAGATATGGCGAGATTTAAGAGTTGAGTTTGTTGGCGATGGCGCGTCCCGTGCAAATAGCGCCGCTCGTGATCATCACCATCAGGGAGAAAGTGAAACAATTCATCAGTCTTGGAATGGCAACGACATCTCCGCTCTTAAGAATGATGGTAAAAATTGTAATTAACAGAGTTGGAAATGAAAGATATGCGACAAATACGATCAACTTCATCATAAACCCCATTCGGGGTTTGTCGGCAGACTGGTCTTTGCTTTCTGAATCGATGTTTTTCGTAAGACCGCCTAAAAGAGAAACACCGATGTTAATAAGCCAGCAACCTGTAACAAATGCAAGTTCAGGAAAACTTGCAAGAGGATTGCTCAGGTTCATGGTGGCGTATAGCAATAGAATAGCACCGGCAATTAGGCATATGGTAGCCAGTAAACTAATATCGGAAGCCCTGGTATTTGTATGGAGCGATGCGGTGGACGGTTCGGGTTCTTTAAGGATGAAAGGCTGGGCTTTGAATATGAAAAAGATGACGACAGCGGCTGCCACGGCTATTATAGAGCCTATAATCAGCAGCAGGCTTTTGGCGAAGCGAAGGGAATCGGTCGGAGCTTCATAAATGAATATGGCCCCGATAGTGAGCCCTGAGATGCCAAGGACGGCAAGGACGATTGAGATGAACAGGGACAGGAAAGGTCTCCGGGGACGTGATGTCGCGTTTTCGTGGGATTGCATATAATGAGAGAGTTAAGAATAATTTCGCAAAGATAACAAAATACAATGGCAAATGCAATAATATATGAGATTTCGGCGAAGGATTCGTTGAGCGCGGCATTGCAAAAGATAAAAGCCAATGCTGAAAGTGCCGAGGAAGCGATGGCGAGGCTGAATAAAGCTTCGAACGAAGCGCTTTCCCAGGTTCCTGTGGGACAGATTCAGCAGCTTGCCAATTTCATGGGTGAGCTGGGGGAAGGTGTGAATAAAATTTCTTCTACGTTTATGCCCTTTATGGAATGGGCTTCTGGGATTACAACCGTCGCGGCAAATATCGTGGCGATGAATGGCGCTCTTAAGATTCTTAACATAAACGTTAAGGTGTTCGGAATGACCCTCAAGATGGCGCTTATGGGTACTGGGGTGTTTGCGGCTATTGTTGCACTTAATATGGCGATGGAGGCTTTGTGCGGCAGCATGCAGAAAACGGAGAGCGAGACGGACAAGTTGATCAGTCAAAAGCAACGGCTTGCGCGCGAGGCTGAGGCGCTGAAATCCCGGCATGAGGAGGAATCGCGGACAATGCAGAGCGCATCGGCGGGCATCTCGGTCCATATTGCCATGCTTGAGGCGTTCAGCGGTACGAAAGAACAGGAGAAGAAGCTCGTAAACGAACTGAATAATGCCTATGGCGATACGATGGGATATTTTTCGAGCGTTTCGGATTGGTATAAGGCGTTGGTAGCAAATAGTGAAACGTATTGCAAGCAGATGTTGCTTGAGGCGCGGACACGCAAGCTTGCCGAGCGCATGGCCGACAGAGACATCCAGATAGCCGACATCAGGCAGGGGATTAAAAACGGAGAATATGGCGGGGTAAGCCGAAATGGCAAGGTGGACCCACGGAGAAACAAGGCAACCGCACAAATTATCAATCTTAATCAGGCCAACAAGAGGGATAAATTCATGCTGGAATCCACAAGCAATGAGTTGGCGGGGCTGAAGTTCAGCGTAGTCGGCAGCGAGACACGCCCAAATCTCGACAAAGGGAAGAATGGAAATGGAGATGCTGCCACGGAGCAGACGCGGCTGCAGGAAATTACAACACTTGTGGCGAAGCTGAAAGAAGAGTATCTGACAGCAAGCGCGGCGCGTAGGGCAGCAATCAAGCAGGAGATTTCGCTCTTGGGAACAGAAGCTCAGAAGATAGAGGAGCTATACAAAGAGGTTGATCGCCCGAATCAGCTTGTCACCATGGGCGACATAGATAAGGAAATTTCTTATCAGCAGTCGCTTCTGCCAGATGCCACGGGTGCCGAAGCCGAGGGTATAAACAAGGAAATCAGGGCTTTGCAGCAGCTGCGGACTGAAAAAGAGTTGGCATGGCACACGCCGGTGAAGATTGATGACATAACGACATACAAGCAGCTGGAGGATGAGCTGTCGTATTATACGATGCTGTTGCAGAACGGCACGGCCGAGGAGCGGCTGTTCGCTCAGCAGCATATCAACGACCTCAACAAGGTTAAGGACAAGTGGGACGAAACACTGGAAGCCCTTGAGAAGCCCGGAGATATTAAGACTCTGAACACCTACGGGGAGATTGACTCGGCGCTGGCCTATTACCGGACGCAGCAGCAGAAGGCGACCGGCGATGAGATTGCAGACATCGAAAAGACGATAAGGGCCCTGGAAAAGAAGCGCGACGCGCTGGGCCGCGGAGTCGAGGTGATGGACATGCAGGCTGAGGCTGATGAACTGAATGGACTTGAAGGCAAAGACCTGAAGATGAAAATCGGGGATTTGGGGCTTGATGCACTGAAGGAGAAGCTGCGGATGCTGAAAGCCATGCTGGCAGATACCGAAAATCCATTGCCTGATAATGTGAGGGAGCAGGTCGAGGGGCTTGTAGAGAGCTATGAGGGCTATGTTGACGCAGGTAAGAAGATGGTGCCGGTGTCGGGACAGATAGGCGACGGCCTTTCTGCGGCAGGGCAGATGATGGGAAATATCAGCGGCCTGGTGGGCGATAGCGCGGGTGCGTGGCTTGACTACGGCGCCAACATCCTGCAGACGGCGTCGCAGGCGATTCCGGCGATTATGGCGATGACATGCGCCAACGCGGCGAACTCGGCGGCGCAGACGCCTGTCGTGGGCTGGATCATGGCCGGTGCGGCGATCGCGTCGATGATTGCGGCATTTGCGGCAATACCTGCGTTTGCCAACGGCGGCATCGTTTATGGTCCGACGCTGGGGTTGTTCGGCGAATATGCCGGGGCCTCGGGCAATCCTGAGGTGGTGGCGCCGCTCAACAGGCTGAAAGAGCTTATCGGACCGGCCCGGGACGGCGGCGCCCGCTATGAGCAGGTTGACGTGCGCATCGATGGCCGCAACCTGGTGGCGGTGCTGGCCAAGAACGGCCGGTACAGGGACAGGATGTAATTAGAAATTAGGAATTAGGAGTTAGGAATTAGAAATTAGGAGTTAGGAATTTTTTATGGAAACGTTTGAGAAATACAGAGGCGAGTTCTGGAGTTATGGCGGTGTGAAACATCAGGTTACGCTTGAGAAGGTGGGCGCGGCGAGTGGCTGCGCCGAGGGTGAACTGGTGTTTGACGGCGATGATCCGCTGACCATCGAGCTCAAGGAGACTGAGAAGCATGAGCCGGTCCAGGGCTGTTCGGCGACGCTGAAGGTGGTGTCGGAAAGCGACCGGGCCTATGTGCATCTTTACACGGAAGATGTGACGGGGTGGATGCTGACGGTGAGGCGCGGCGGAAAATTGTGGTGGCGCGGGCTGCTGGATCCCGAGCAGTATGAGGAGCCGTTCGAACGCAAGGACGGCTACACGGTGCAGCTGACGTTCAGCGACACGGGCCCGATGGAGCGGCTGAGGTTTGATTTGCCGGCGGCGGGGTGGGTGACGCTCGGCGAGGTGGTGTCCGGGGCGCTGGAGGCGTGCGGCTATGGCCGGGATTTCACCGAGAATGACGGGTATAGGATCGGTGGGGTCAAAAGTGAGGTGATGAAGCGAGTGAAGATGCGTGCGGCCAACTTTTATGACGAGGAGGGCGAGGCGATGACGTGGCGCGAGGCGGTGGAGAGCGTGCTTCAGCCGCTCGGGCTGCGGCTGGTGCAGCGTGAGGGGACGTTCACCGTGTATGACCTGACGGCTGTGCTGACGGCGCCAACTTCCCAGGTGGTTGAATGGATGGGCGACTCGGCGACACTCGGGGTTGACCGGGTGTATTCTGAGGTGAAGGTGACGTTCAATCCTTACGGCGACACGACGCTGGCCGACGGCAGTGTGAACGACCTCGTCATAACCGGAAACCGGGGCGAGATGACCGTCCAGGCGCCCGGCTTTGAAACGGGCGGTGGAGTGGACGAGGTTTACAGAGGTTTCAAAGTGGAGTGGGGCAAGGCTGTCGTGCCGGGCATCAAGCTGTGGGGCAAGGGGGAGTTCTACAAGATTGAGCCTATCTATTCGGGAAGCGGCTCGGAAGGAGTGGCCGAGCTGATGAGGACCACCGGCAACGGAGACGCGCAGCGTGTGATGTGCGGCGAGCAACTTGACCTTACCAACCTTCGTACACTTCGTGGTACGCCTTTGCCTATCCAGTATGCGGTTACGCCGCTGTTCGGTATCGAGCCGGTGTGGATAGGCGAAATGGGCGACAGGTTGCTGAAAATCAGCGTGATGCTGCTGCACGACTGCCGCTACAATCCGTTCGAGGGAAAGAACCGCAAGAACGAGGAGGGCAATTATGGCCGCCAGCTCAAGCACTGGAACTTCGTGTCGGTGCCGATGAGACTGTGGGTGGAGGCCGAGGACGGCTCCATCTATTATTACACAAACAATAAAGTCGCCGATGGCGGATACTATGGGCGCACTCCTAACAAGGGCGACACAATTGATAGCTGGGGGGAAATGCGCGCGGGATGGGTCAAGGCTGACAAAGAGCCCGCCTGGGGCACGGCGTGGCTGATGTGGTATGACTGGGGCGACCGCAAGAACAAGACGGGATGCGACGGCTGGGCTACCAACCGCCCGACCATCGGCATCTATACGGGCGATTTGCCCGCGTGGTGGCAGAAGCGCGGCGACGGAGAGTTCGTGGCCCTGCCCGAGGGTGTCAAGGGGATGCTGCATTGCGAGATTGGAACCGGTGTTAAGGCCCTGAACCACAAGAGGGAAGGTCCGTCAAAGCATGCGACTGTTCCCTACTGGACGCTTTTCAAGGACCTGAAGCTTGAAATGGTTGATCACAACGGACTGGGAATCGAAGGGAACGACATCGTTTACAGCTGCACCATCAACCCCAGGGCGAAGGAGCCGCTGGAGCTCGATACCACCAGCGGCACGGGCAAGGATGCGCTGCCCACGTCGCGCGGGCTGTTTTACAATGCCGACGGGTCGCTGATTGATAACATAAACCACGACTGCTTTATGGGGGCGGCGCGTCCCGAAGAGCATCTTATGCGCATCATCGCGTCGCAGTATGGCAGCCGCCTCGACGTGCTGACCGGCACGGTGCGCATAGTTTCGGGTGCGGTGCCGTCGCTGTGGGACAAGAGCGAGCCTGGTAAGCGCTTCATGCTCGGGGCCGAAGTTCAGCATCTGCAGCAGGACGTGGCCGACTGTACGTTGGTCGAGGTGAGGTGAAATGGGAATGTTAACGCAGCTAATAAATTGAAATATGGGAGAAATCACGATAAAAACAACAAAACTGGCGGCGCTTCCGAGGTCAAAGGCGCTCAGGGCGCGGTATGGCGGCGGATTGTCGGGCGCCCGGAGCAATGCCGGCGCGTCGGGTGCTTACCTGACGTTGGAGGAGTTCATGACGTATTTCCGCAAGACGGACACTGACGCGGGCTCAACACTAATCGAGGCGCAACTGCCGCTGTATTCGCTGGGTGACATTACGGCGTTCGGACCCGCCGAGGCTTCGGGCGGCACGTCCACCGCCGGCGGCATCAGCGCCGCCGCGCTCGAAGCGTATCTTAAAGAAAAGGCCTACGCCACTCAGACGTGGGTTTTGGGACAGGGATTCATCACCTCGGCGGCGCTGGGGGCGTACATTACGGAAAAAGACGCCGACGCCAGGTATCAGCCCAGGGGTAACTACCTCACCGCCTCGGCGCTGACGAATTACGTCACGCTCAATTCGGCGCAGACCGTCACCGGGGCGAAGACGTTCACCGCCACGCTCACGGCGGCCACGTCCGCGGGCGTCAAGGGGATGGAATTGCTCGCGCTGCCCGACTACGGGGCGCTGCGGCTCTACAACACGGCCTCGGGTGGCTACGTCAGCCTCTTGCAGATGACCGACAAGGCCCTGCTGGTCAACCACCGCGACGCCTCGGGCAACGTGGGCGACGCCTCTCTCGACGTAGGCAGGGTGCTGACAAAATCGGTGACGATTGGCGGCTCTGTGTCGCTGACGCAGTCGGGCGGTCACCTCGCGGTCGACAGGGCCGTCGTGGCCAACGGCGACGTGGTGGCTTTCGGAC